ATGATGTGGCGCGCATTGCTTTGCTTCAGGTTTCGCGACCGGCATCCAGCGTGGCTCACATTTTGTTGTAGCGCGGCGTGTGTCGTAGCGCTTCATTGGCCCGGCCATGGACTTGCGGACGATGAACCGCCTCCGCGCTTGCAAACAATTTGGGATCTTCCGCATTACGGAGAGGCGCGTTTTTGCTACGGAGCGAATCCTGCCGTCATTTTTTTCCGATACGACAGAGCGGCCAACAAGACATCGATCGTCAAAAAAGAGCTGAATGGGGATGAGCATACGATAGCCGAGTTTCCCAAAAATCGTGATGAAAGATCGTTGTCTTGTTCCGAGGACGGCATGACCGTCGCCGCTTTGAGCGACGAGATGGATGACAAGGGAGCGGAGCTGTTCATTGTACGAGGTGGGCAAATCTCGCATTATCGGTACTCTCAATACTACCCAGTAGCGATTGCCGGGATTCGCTCGCTTCTATCGTCGGATGGAAGAAATATCGCGCTACGTGAAGTGCCAAAGTTGGTGAGTGGTCCCGACCTTCTGAGAGAGATGAGGGTTTTTGTCAACCCGGAGGGCCACAATGTATTTTTCGAGGGAAACGTCGCATATCTGGATCAAGACAAGATGATAGAGAAATACAGTTATGAGCAACATCAGTGGAAGCGACAGACGGTTTTCGTCAAGCCACCCAAGTTCGGCGCATACGAAATAGCACGCTGCGGAGACCGAGATATTGCGACATTATCGGACGACGAAACGGTTCGCGTTCGTATCCTCGATCAACGCGAACCAAGTCGAAACGATTGGTTGGAGAGAACGGGTGTCAGAAAGATACTTCGAAATTATCTTAAGCCAACAGTGGTAACGGCCAGCTACAGATATTGCGCATTTCCGGTCTACGGCGCTGACGGCGTGAAAGTTGAAGGCTTGGTACGGTTTGATGGGCGTAAGCTGCAACGATTCTCCTTTGCCGATCCGAACGTGGCGCTTGCGAATCGTTATGTAGCTTTCAGCAAAGACGGTTGCTACGCGTTGATCGCAATGGTCACGTGGGTGCCGCCAAGGTCCCAACTCGTCTATCCCCCACAGATTCGGCTGTTGGGCGCGTCTTCGCAACAATGCAAGCCATGATCGTATTCGGAGGAGTGGTCGATGCCGGAGTAGGCTGATCGCGATCGCCGAATGTCCGTCGATCGAGGCGGCGGCTCGGAGGCTCGCCGGCGGAGGACGTTCTTCCGCGCAAGCCGCGTAGGGACGCGCTTTCGGACGGCGAACGGGAATAACGGGAGCGCTTTTTTCTTTCGCTTGCATTCGCGTTCGAACTGCGCGATGGCTGAAATCCTAGTCTCGGTTTTGTGCGATTGAAGCGCCGCCGGGGCGAGCCTCTTCAAAAACAATCTCGCTGATGCCTCACGTCGCTTCTCCGCTTGCGGGGGAGGACGGGGAGGGGAAGCCGCGCGCCCGCGCGCCGGCGGCGCCCGCTCTCCGTCTCTCCCCGCCGCGGACAGTGGCGGCAATGGTCTGAGGACCCGCGCTCGCCGCGTCGCCCTCGTCACCCGGTCGAGCGCCTGGCGCCGGCGGCGCGGGCGCGCACGGCAGGCAGACAACAGATCGCCGCCGCCGTCGGCGGCAAGAACGGAGGAACCGACATGCTGGCGAAGGTCGAGGCGCCGAGGAGCGCCGCGGAGTTGCGTGCCCGATATCGCGGTGCGCGCGACCGGCTGATGGGATCGGCGGGCCCGCCCGCCGCGCCGGCGCTCCCGCCCGCCGCACCCGCGCTCCGGTTGGCGCCCCCGTGGGCGCTGCGTCCGCACTGGGAGAGCGAGCTGGAGGACTTCAACGAGCGGCTGCGCGCGCTGTTCGTCGGCAACCCGGACGCCTATGCCAGACCCTTCAATGGCAGGACGGTGCGCGAGATCGTCGCCAGGCATTTCGGCATCACGGTGGCCGAGCTGGTCGGGGCCGGGCGCACGCGCCGGCAATCGTGGCCGCGGCAGATCGCGATCTATCTCTGCCTGATCGAGGGCGGCATGCGCTACTCGGTGGTGCAGCAGATCTTCAACGGTCGCGATCATTCGACGCTGCGGGTAGCCGTCCGGGTGGTGCGCGCGCGGATGCAGCGCGATCCGGACGCTGCGGCCGAGATCGCGGCGCTGGTCGCGCGATGCAAGCAGGTGGGGGTCTCGGCATGACGATCCGCACCGTCCCGATCGGCGCGCGCGGCCAATACGAGGTGAAGGTCGACGCCCGCGACTACGCCTGGGTGACGCAATGGCGTTGGACCTTCCAGCGATCGTCGTCTCGGTACGCCACGAGGATCTATGCGCGGCGCTGCGTGCGGCGCGGCGGTCGCAAGGTCACCCTCTACATGCACACCGAGATCCTGATCCACCGCATGGGTTTGCCGCGGCCGCCGGAGCGCACGGGCGAGCACCTCGACAACGACAGTCTCGACAACACGCGCCGCAATCTCGCCTGGGCGACCGCGAGCGAGCAGAGCGCCAATCAGCGGCAGCGCATCAGCAAGGCCGAGAAGGTCGCATTCGCCGTCGCCGCGGAGGCGCTGTCATGAGCAAGCCGAAAATCCCTCTCTCCGAGCAGATTGCCGAGGTCGGCCGCGAGGTCGGCTTGCGCAAGAAGGTCTACCCCCGCCTGGTCGGCATGGGCCAGCTCGCGCGGGCCGCTGCCGACCATCACCTCGCGCGGATGCGTGCCGCGCTCGCCTCGCTGCGGCGGCTTGCCAGGAACCAGATGCGCACCCGCGCGCGGCGCCCGTTGGCGGGCAAACGCAGGCGCTCGAGGCGCGCATGATAACGCCGGCGCATGCCTACTACACGCCGGGACGATGCTGATGGCGCGGCCGTGGATGAAATTCTATCCGGTCGACTGGCGCGCCGACCCGCGCCTGCGCATGTGCTCGCTCGCCGCGCGCGGGCTGTGGATCGACCTCATGACCTACATGCACGAGGGCGAGCCCTACGGACATCTGACGATCGACGGCGTCGCGACGCCGACCAATTCCATCGCGGCGCTGGTCGGCCGCCCGGTCAACGAGGTGGGCAAGGCGCTCGCCGAGCTGGAAGCGCGCGGCGTGTTCGATCGGGCCGCGAGCGGCGGGATCGTTTCGCGACGGATGGTGCGGGACAAGGTCAAGGCGGATCAGGACCGCGCCAACGGCAAGGGGGGCGGTAATCCTAATTTGCGCGCGCCGGATAACACGGGGGTTAACCCCGCCGATAACGCGGCGGTTGGCGGGGAGGATAAGGCCCAGACTCCAGACGCCAGAGTCCAGAAGCCGGAGACAGAAAGCGTACGCGCGCGAGGCGCGCGCTACGCCGCCGATTTCGAGGAAAAATTCTGGCAGCCGTACCCGCGAACGCCGGTGATGTCGAAGGAAGAGGCCTGGAAAGCCTGGCGAAAATTGACCGACGCGGAGCAGGCGGCGGCGATCGCCGCCGTGCCGCGCTACGCCGCGTGGCTGCGCGCGAGACCCGATCACCCGACCGTGCACGCGGTGCGCTTCATCGCGCAACGGCGGTTCGACGGCTTCGGAGAGCCGGAGCAATCCGCCGACATGACCGGTACGCGCATTGGCGGAAAGGTTTTCGTGGCCGCGGAAAGCCCGGAGGCTGCCGCATGGGCCGGGCATCTGGCCTCGACGGGAGGCAATCAACTGCCGGCCGGTCGCAACGGGTGGTGGCTCGATTCGCGATGGCCGCCCAGTGACCCGCGATCCGTCACGTGACTGATCGCAGCGGCAGATCAACTCGCCGCAAGGGCTGCCGAGCGGCTGGCCGCGGCAAACAATGGGGGAAGATCATGCGGTTTGCACTCAAACGCCGCGGGCGGCCGCGAATGCCCGATCGCAAGCGCGACGCGCGCGGGCGCAGCCGCGGCGAGAGCCCGGCCGAGATCGTCGCGACCGCCAGGGCGCAGCGCATCAAGGCGGGCGCCGATCCCGACGATGCGCTCAACGCGCTCAACGGCACCACGCTCGGCATCCTGCATCGGCGCTGGCAGCTCTGCCCGACGGATCCGGGCGCCGTCTCGGCCGACCAGTACAACGCGGCGCAGGCCTACATCGCCACCGTGTTTCACCACGCCGAGATCATGGGCCTTCCGATGCCGTGGCCGGGCGGCCTGGCGTCGCGGCCGACGCGGGCGGATCCGGCCGAGGACGTGGTGCTGGCGGTGCGCCGCCGCTTCGCCGACCTGCGCCGCACCCTGCTCGATTGCGGCCGCGAGATCGGCATCGGCGCGCGGGTCAACGCCGCGGTCTACCGCCTCTGCATCGAGGACCCGCCGATCGCGGCGGTCGAGCCGGCCGAGATCGCGAACCTGCGCTACGGGCTCAATGCGATTGCGCGACGGTTGCGGTGAATTGGGGGGGGGCGGCGGTGGATGCGGGGGGCGAACCGGGCCTCGAGGGCGCGCACGGGATTGCCGTCGCGCCTCACCAGGAGGCGGAACCGTGCTTGATCTCGTGGAATCAACCCGGCCCGACCGGCGGCGCCGCCACCGGCGATGGCTGGCACGGCCGGACGAAGCCGGGCGGCAGAAGCGGAGGACGCAACATGGGAACGCGTCTAGCGGTACGATGTTGACTCTGCAATCGGAGCCGAAATTCCCTCACAGGTCGCTTGCGTACCGCGCCCCCTGCCCGGCCGGCGTAGCCGAAGGCCGCCCCCCGGTCTCAATCGCCAAGAAGCCGCCGGCGCCGTCGCTACGGCGGCGCAGAAAGAAGGGGTACTGGCCTCTTTCCATGGCCCGCTGAGCAATGCTCGGTGCCCGAACTGGTGTCGCAGACTGGCCGGGCGCAAAGGCGAAACGCAAAGAGAGGCGCAAACCTAGTCGCGCTTGATTTGTATTGCCTTAAGGCAGCAACCATCTAGATTACCTCCCGTTCGGGGAGGGATGAGCCGATGAGTAAGCTGACAAAAGCTGCCAGAGGCGTCGCTAGTTGGTTTCGACGCTTCGGATGGCTTGAGAGACGCGTACTTCTCGTAATGGGCGCATTAGTTGTTGGGTGGTTTGTTACAACCGTTGTGATGTACATTTCTCGAGACTGGCTATTTTGGCAAGGCGGCCAGTTCCATGAAGAAATTCTCAGGGAAATCCTGGCCGCATGGACGGGTGAACTTCTGTTCTTTACTATAGTTGGTGGAATTATTACAATAATTAGTCTCAGGAATCCCATGAACGAGGGGATCGACGAGAGAATTAGAATAATGTTCGGCCGAGCTCACGTGCCAGATGCAGTAATGAAATATAATAAAGACGTCATTTCTCGCTTATCTGCTTATGCTAAAACTGCAAAACGGCGAGTTGTTCTTGAGACTTACGATCCTAATCTTGAGTGTTACAAGGTGAGAATCAAGTCCGAATACGAGATATTTAATCTATTTCCGGACATTTCCTACTCCGATTCAAGCACAGTATCCATCAAAAATGATGATTACGGCGATAAGATTCCTCCAGAAATCGGAAGAGTTACTTCTATCCGTCTAGATTCTAATGAGACCGTGACAAATCCACTGATAATACAGAAGGAGGGATTTACTTCCGATGTCCATATCATAATACCTCCAGCTGGTTCTGTAACCTTCTCAACTGAATTTCAAGTTTGGATTAAGATAGGACAACCCCAGTCTTTCCGCCCCAAACGGGTCCTGGAACAGTTCTCGATGGAGATCGTTAGCCAATGCGACCAAAACGCGAGAATTGAGATTGACGGTGAGGCCCGAGTCTTGTTGTATAACCAGCCGGTGGCGTTTCCCCTTGTCCAAGGGGTCTCGCCGGGAGAACGGATCGCCGTCTATATTCCCTTGGAACCCGTGTGAAAAAGGCACTAGCCGTTAGCGGTTTGTGAACCTATATGGATGCACATGGAACCAACAGATAATCGCAGGACACGGGAGTCTGACCATGCCTCACTCAGGTGAAGAGACCAGCGGTTGAAGCCCTTGAAAGAAGCTCGGCACAGCCGGGCTTCTTTGTTTTTGCTCCCCGTCACCCGTGATCCAGCCGCGCCAATAGCCGGCGCAGTTGCCAAATTGCTCGCTCAAGCCTTGTTCCGCCGTACCAGGGTGACGATATGTGAGCCGCTTGCCGGCTGCGCCCTTGATCGCGCGCGCCATGCGCTCGGTGTCGTCAACGCCAAGGGCCATCCGCTCGTTGTAGCGGGAATTGAACTTGGGGAAGGTACCGCTTCCCACTCGCGCGAGAACGTCGTCAAGCTGGTTATCAAGCTGGCCGATGGCCAGCGCGATCCCGAGCTAATTCGCAAGGCGGCAGTCGCAATTCTCACCGGGCAATGAGGCCGCCACAGTAGGCGGCGTCAGCCAGTCAACGATTAACCTGCGCCACGGCCTCATGCGATTCGCGCGGTAGCTGCGGTGAATACGGGGACAAACGCCGAGGACGCTTGCGCCCCCTCGCGCCGGCGTGAGATGGCATTTAGTGCAGAGTGTTATTCGCGCGTCCGGAGCTAGCCCGATGAGCATCGAGGCGATCCGCAGCGCGTTCATGGCGGCCGGCAAGGGCGTTCTGCGCCTCACCCACGCCGGCCTCGCCTACAAGGACAGCCACCAGGTTCTCACCTTCGCGGGCTGGCACGCCGACGGCACGCCGTTCGCGATGGCGACGGCGCCGTTCGACGGTCACCCGGTCGAGCGGGCCGCGCAGGCGGCACTGGCGATCATCGCGGCGCACGGCCAGCCGGCCGCAACACTGGGAAAAACCACCATGTCGCAAAAGGGTAGCGGCCTCGCCCGGCTGATGGGCGGGCTCAGGTCGCTCGATGCCGACGCCGACGCGCTCGCCACGCGGCTCGAGGCCGCGATGGCCAACCTGCAGGGCGAGATGGCGACGACGACGGAGATCGTCGGCAACGTCGAGAATTCGGTGAACGATCTGCGCTCGGTCAACGCGCTCTACTCGAACGGCGCGCCGAGCCCTACGCCAGGCTCGTCCGGGCCGTCGGGCGGCTGATCCGATGAACTCAACCATGAGCTCGCGCGCGATTCGGGGGTTTCGCAGCGGGTGTGCGGCCGGCGCCGGCCTCCCCTCCCACCGTCCAGGCGCCGGCCGTATCGTTTGCGAGGCAGGCGGCGGTGACTGAAGTCAATTCCGATGGCACTGAATCGCCGTCATGCCCGGCCTTGTGCCGGGCATCCACGTCCTTGCCATCTGGCGAGAAAGGCGTGGATGGCCGGGACAAGCCCGGCCATGACGGTGATGCTCTAGGACCGACCGCCATGGCGAAGCCACCGTGCGACATCCGATCTCTGGCGCAGGCCCACACCGAGGACGCGATCAAGACGCTGGCCCAGATCACGAACCAGGCGGACGCGTCGCCCGCCGCACGCGTGTCGGCGGCCATTGCGCTCCTCGACCGCGGCTGGGGCAAGTCGACCCAGCCGATCTCGCCTGATGCCGATCCGCTCGAGGATGCCACGACCGATGAGCTTTGCGCCATTCTCGACACAATTCGCGCCCTGCGCGCTCGCGACGATGCAAGCGCGGGTGGAGGCGACGCTGGCGCAGCGCGCGCTGACGGAACGACTGCGGACTGACCTGCCGCTCTATGCCGAGCGCTGCCTGTCGATCCGCACCAAGCAGGGCGCGATCCGGCCGCTCGTCCTCAACCGGGCGCAGCAGCACATCCACGCGCAGCTCGAGGCGCAGCGCGCCGCGATCGGCAAGGTGCGGGCGCTGATCCTCAAAGGGCGGCAGCAGGGCTGCAGCACCTATGTGGGCGGCCGGTTCTATCACCGGGCGACGCACCAGCATGGCATCCGCGTGTTCATCCTCACCCACGACGACGCGGCGACGCAGAACCTGTTCGAGATGGTCGAGCGGTTCCACGCGCACTGCCCGCCGGAGCAGAAGCAGCACACCGCAACCGCGAACGCGAAGGAGCTGAGTTTCGACGCGCTCGACTCGGGCTACAAGATCGGCACGGCGGGCACCAAGGGGGTCGGGCGCTCGTCGACCATCCAGCTCTTCCATGGCTCGGAGGTGGCGTTCTGGCCGCACGCCGCGACGCATGCCGCCGGCGTGCTCCAGGCGGTCCCCGACATCCCGGGCACCGAGGTCATCCTGGAGAGCACCGCGAACGGGCTCGGCAACTTCTATCATCAGACCTGGCGCGACGCGGAAACCGGCGCCAACGACTTCATCGCCATCTTCGTGCCGTGGTTCTGGCAGGAGGAGTACCGCAAGCCCGCGCACGGCCTGATCCTCAGCGAGGAGGAGCGGGAGTACCGCGACCTCTACGGCCTCGACGACGAGCAGATCGCCTGGCGGCGCGGCAAGATCGTCGAGCTCAAGGACGAGGCGCTGTTCAAGCAGGAGTACCCCGCGAACGCGGCGGAGGCGTTCCAGCAGTCCGGCCACGACAGCTACATCCCGCCGGCGCTGATCGCGAAGGCGCGCAAGTCGACCTGCGCGGCGAGCGGCCCGCTGGTGATCGGCTTCGATCCGGCCTGGATGGGCGAGGACCGCCACGCGATGGCGTGGCGGCGCGGCCGCCGTGTCGAGAAGGTCGAGAGCCGCACCCGGCTCAGCACCATGGCGGCGGCCGGCTGGCTCAAGCAGGTGATCGACCGCGAGCGGCCGAAGCGGGTGTTCGTCGACGTCGGCGGCGTCGGCGCCGGCGTCTACGACCGGCTCGGCGAGATGGGCTACGGCGCGATCGTGCGCGCGGTGAACTTCGGCTCGGCGCCGCTGGAGCCGCCGCCGCTCGACGAGCACGGCCAGCCATCCGGCGGCCCGCTCAACCGGCGTGCCGAGATGTGGATGAAGTCGCGCGAATGGCTGGAGGATCCCGCCGGCGCCGCGGTGCCCGATCTCGACGGCCTGCAGGCCGATGCCTGCGGCCCGACCTACACCTACGACAGCAACGCCCGGCTCAAGCTCGAAGCCAAGGACCACATGCGCGCGCGCGGCGTGAAGTCGCCCGACGAATGGGATGCGGTCGCGCTCACCTTCGCCGAGCCGGTCGCGCCGGATGCGGGGTTCGGGCGCAAACTGGAGTATCCCGAGTCGGGCGTGGCCTAGCAGGGCGTGGACTCATCAACGCGCAGCCCCAACGCCACAGGCGCGCCCATCGGAATGTCCGCTTTCGGCCGAAGCGGAAAACATCTGCTCGATGAGAGCATTACCGATCTGACCCACAACGGGCCTCGCGCCGCAAAAAAGCCCCATCGGAGCAAGGCAGAACGGCGGATTGCGCCACAGGTATCGTGGTGCGCATGGTCAAAAAGTTCCATTTGACGTCGGCCGGAACAAAAGTTCCAATCCGCACAAGGGCGACCTCCAACGCCGCCCCCGTTCCGCTTGGTATGGGTCGACCCCGCGAGAGCGTCAAACAATGATCCGGGGAGATGCACGTGAAAGGACTACGCATCGGATTGAGAACGACATGCGCGATTGCGGCGGCTGTAGTCGGCCTAGCGACAACGGAGTGCTTGGCCCAGACGGCTGAGATAAATTTCGCCACGTATCCAAACGGCGTCCAAGTGCCTGCCACGGACGTATACCCTCTCAATCAAGGGGCGCCGTCGGTGGGCGACAAGTTCGCGGCCCTGGGCATCCACTTTCAGGGGATATTTCCTGTCTTATTTTATGATCAGAACGGCCTCACGACCGCTCCGGATGGTTGGTGTAGCACCGGAGGCGGCTATACATGCGGCAACAGCAACCTTGCCATAAACCTTCCAGATATTACCTTTGATGTGCCACAGACATCCGTGCAGATGGACATTGCGCTGAGCGGCCCAGCGTCTGCTAGCTGTGTCAATGTCACGTTCGACAAAGTCACTGTCAATGGCGGAGCTAGCTCGCCAATAACGCGGCCCTTGACCCAAGCAGACGCACTCGTTGCTCCCGTCTGCTCGTCAGCCTCACTTGGTCCAGGGCAAATGTGCGGGCGCTTTCAATTAAGCGTTGGCACTGTCAACGCGACGTTTCAGGAGGTCCGGGTTGGCGTTGTATGTGGACCTGACCAGTTTTTAGGGGGTTTCGTCTTTGTGGACAACGTGAGCTTCACCGCACCGAGCTCTTCGCAGCCGGTCGCCGTGGCGGTGGTGAAGAATGCTCAGGGCTCCCCCACCTCGTCCTTCTGTTCAGGCGATACGGCCATATTCGACGGAAGCGGCAGTACCCCGAAGGATGGTTCTCTCACCTATTCCTGGGCTGACGTGATCGACAATCCGCCCCTGTTCTCGTCGCCGTTGACGGGCGTCAGCCCAACCTTGGGCATTCCCATCTTGCCGTTCGCGCGCTCGTTCAGTGTGCAGTTGACAGCGAGTGATCCGTTTGGGCTCACCGCGACCACTAGCGTGCCGGTATTCGCCAAGCCAAACAACTCCTCGCCCATCGCTCAGGCGCAACCAGTCCCCACCGTTAGTTCGGGTTCCTCCGTGAACCTCGATGGCGGCCAGAGCTTCGACCCGGATGGTGACCCGCTCTCGTACGCGTGGGTTCAGACCGGCGGGCCGACCGTCGTCCTGACAGGCGCCAATACAGCCACTCCGTCCTTTACGGCCCCTTCCGTGCCCTATCCGAATTCGACCACGCTGACCTTTCAACTCATCGTCACCGATGCTCCGTCGAGCACTCAATGTGGCGGGCCGCTCAGTTCGCCGCCCGCAACCGTGAACGTGACAGTCGAGGGAATCAATCACCCGCCGATTGCGAATGCGGGGGCAGCGCAAACCGTTACGTCCGGTGCAAAGGTCACACTCGACGCCTCCGCAAGCACGGACCCGGACAGAGACGCAATTACGTATCAATGGACGCAGGTGGCGGGAACGCCGGTGACGCTCTCAAACCCCGCTGCAGCGTCGCCGCAGTTCATCGCCCCGGCTGAACCGCCGAAACAACAAGAAATTCTGACATTCCAACTTGTGGTGACTGATCAACCGGCTCCGGGCTACACGCCCCTGCCGTCCGCCCCCGCCACGGTCAACATAACGGTGCAAGACCCTTACGCGGCCCCAGATTGTGACAACGCCGTCGCGAGCCTCAACAGGGTATGGCCGCCGGATCGCCGATTGGTCGGGCCGCTGGCGATCATCAACACGACGGATAATACGCCTGGGAGCGTGAGCATCACGACCACCAAAATCTTCCAGGACGAACCCACCCTGGGACCGGGCATTGGCGAGACGCAATCGCCACAGGCCACGATTATGAACGACGGCACCTTCTTCCTGCGGGCTGCGCGTCTCGGCACAGGCGACGGGCGCGTATATCACATATCCTTCACGGCCGCGAACGGCTTCGGCGGCAGTTGCTCGGGAGAGGTCAAGGTCTGTGTGCCACTCACGGGGGGCAAGGGGACGACCTGCGTTGACCAGGGCGCTTTGTACAACTCGACGCAATAACCCCGTCGCGCCAAGATAAGTCGGACACGAACACAGCCCCGGCCGATGCGCCGGGGTTTTTGTTCGTGCGATGTCTGGATGTGGCACATCTCGGACCTGCCGCGATGTCCGCTCTTCGGCCGCTTGCCGGGGTTGAGCGGACGTCAAGCGTCGTGATCCACGCCGCTCGAATTTATGAGTGCACGGCCTAGCTGATGCCGATGGCAGAAATCCTGGTCCCGGATTTGTGCGACTGAAGCGCCGCCGCGACTCTTCTCTTTCAAAGCAGTCTTTCTGATGCCTTTCGCCCCTCTCCCGCTTGCGGGGGAGGCGGGAGGGGGGAAGCCACTTGCTCATGCGCAAGCGGCGCCCCCCTCTCTGTCTCTCCCCGGCGAGCGGGGGAGAGGACGCAGGAGCCGCGGCCTCCGCGCTTTGTTGCGCAACCTGCACACCCCTGCGGCGCCTTGAGCCCTCGGATCAACGGACATCGAGAACATCACATGCCCAGAATGCCGCTGTCCGAGCTCAAGGCGCTGCTCGACTCCGAGCGCAACGACGCGCTGGCGGCGACGCGCGCGTCGAAGCTTTCGGTCGAGCGATCCGATGCGATGGACTACTACCTTGGCGACATGGCCAAGGACATGCCGGCGCCGGACGGGCGCTCGCGCGCGGTGTCGACCGACGTCGCCGACACGATCGAGGGCCTGATGCCGTCGCTGATGGAGATCTTCTGCGGCGGCGACGAGGTGGTGCGGTTCGAGCCGGTCGGCCCGAACGACACGGCCGCGGCCGAGCAGGAGACCGACTACGTCAACCACGTCTTCATGCAGATCAATCCCGGCTTCCTCATCCTCTACACGTTCATCAAGGACGCGCTGCTCTCCAAGACCGGCGTCGTCAAGGTCTGGTGGGAGGACCGCACCATCGAGGAGCGCGAGACCTATTACGATCTGACCGACGACGCCTTTGCGCTGCTCTCCGCCGATCCCGACATCGAGATCACGGCACATTCCGCGCGCCCCGCGCTGCCGCCGCAAGAAGGCGCAGGCTTGGGTGAAGATCCGCCAGAGGGCGGCCCGCTGCTGCACGACGTCGAATGCGTGCGCTCGCGCAACGCCGCGCAGGCGAGGATCGAGCCGGTCCCACCGGAGGAATTCGGCATCTCGCGCAATGCCCGCAGCTTGCGCGACTGCGACTACTGCTTCCACAAGGTGCTGATCAGCGAGGCGCGGCTGATCGCGCAAGGGTTCGACCGCGCGCAGGTCAGGACGCTGCCGAGCTACACGGCGATCTCGAACACCGAGGAGCTCGACCGCAACACGGTCGACGAGTCGCAATACACCGGCGACCAGATGAACGAGGCGGCCCGCCGCATCGAGGTCACCGAGCACTACATCCGGATGGACTACGCGGGCGACGGCAAGGCCTGCCTCTACAAGGTGACGACCGGCGGCAGCCAGGGCGACATCCTGAAGAAGGACGGCACGCCGGACATCGAGCCGGTCGACGTCATGCCGTTCGCCGCGATGACCCCGGTGATCGTCACGCACCGCTTCTTCGGCCGCTCGATCGCCGACCTGGTGATGGACATCCAGCGCATCAAGACCGCGCTGCTGCGGGCGACGCTCGACAATGCCTATCTGGCCAACAATCCGCGCGTCGAGGTGGCCGAGCAGTTCGCCGGGCCCGATACGCTCGACGATCTCCTGGTCTCGCGGCCGGGCGGCATCGTGCGCACCAAGCAGCCGGGGGGTCTCAACTGGCAAACAGTGCCGTCGGTCGCGGCGCAGACGTTTCCGGTGCTCGAATACATGGACGCGGCGCGCGAGCTCCGCACCGGCGTGACGCGACAGGGGCAGGGGATCGACGCGGATGCCCTGCAGAACCAGAGCGCGACCGCGGTCAACGCCGTGTTCACCGCCGCGCAGGCGCGGATCAAGCTGATCGCCCGCATCTTCGCCGAGACCGGCATCCGCGATCTCTTCGCGCTGCTGCACCAGATCATCCGCAAGCACGGCGAGAGCGGCCAGACGGTGCAGCTGCGCAAGCAATGGGTCACCGTCAATCCGCGCGAGTGGCGCACCCGCAACGAGATGACCGTGCATGTCGGGCTCGGCACCGGCACCAAGGCGCAGCAGCTCGGCATGATGAACATGATCATCGCGGCGCAGGAGAAGGCGATCGGCGCCGGCCTGGTGTCGCGGCGCAACCTGCACAATTCGGCGATCCACCTGGCACGGCTCGCCGGCTTCAAGAATGCCGACGAATTCTTCACCGACCCGGCCGCGCCGGTAAACCCGCAGGATCCGGCCTCGGCGCCGATCGAGCCGCCGCCGCATCCCGACACCATGAAGGCGCAGGCCGCGCAGCACGAGGCGCAAGGGCAGATCCAGCTCGCGGCCGCCAAGGCGCAGGCCGACGCGCAGCACGAGGCGGCGAAGACGCAAGGCAACCTCGCGCTCGAGCAGCAGCGCTTCGAGCATCAGAAGCAGCTCGCCGTGATGGAGCACGGCCTCAAGGCCGAGACGCATCAGCTGGAAATGCGCAAGGCGCACGTCGATCTCATGAAGACCGCGGCGTCGCTCGCCGGCGCGCCCGGCCCGGACGGCAAGCCGCAGGCGGTCGATCTCGACGGCTTGATCGGCAAGCTTGCGACGCTCAGTGTCCCTTTGGTCCCTTCGGTCCCTTTGCCGCCGCCGGCGCCGCATCCCAAGGGCATGCGGATCGTGCGCGACGCGGCCGGCCGCGTCAGTCACGCGGTCCCGATCGAATAACCGTTGCCTCGTCATCGCTCGTAGGGCGGGCAAAGCGCCGCGAAGCGGTGCGTGCCCACGCGCTGAAGTCCCGCCACGCGTCATTGCGAGGCGCGCGCAGCGCGCCGAAGCAATCTCCTGCGGCGTGGGAGATTGCTTCGCTTCGCTCGCAATGACGCCGTACTCGCATAAGGAAAGATCATGGCCTCGTTCAACAAGTTCAACGCGTTCGTCGCCGACATTGCCAACAAGGTGCACAACCTCGGCAGCGATACGCTCAAGGTGATGCTCACCAACACGGGCCCGGCCGCGGCCAACGCGGTGAAAGCCGACATCACAGAGATCCCGGCCGGCAACGGCTATACGGCCGGCGGCACGCAAGCGACACTCGTGTCGTCGGCGCAGTCGAGCGGGACTTATGCGCTCAAGCTCAACAACGTGACGTTCACGGCGTCCGCCGGCTCGATCGGACCGTTCCGCTATTGCGTGCTCTACAATTCGACGCCGGTCGCCGGAAACCTGATCGGGTACTACGACTACGGCACCGCGCTCACCATCACGGCGGGCAACAGCTTCCAGGTGCAGTTCGACCCGGCCAACGGCGTGCTGCAGCTCGCATAGGCCGCACATGCCAAAGCTCTACAACCTCGCCCGGATGACGACCGCGACGACGGGCACCGGCACCATCACGCTCGGCGTGGCCGTCTCGGGCTATCTCTCATTTGCCAATGCGGGCGCGCAGAACAGCGATATCGTCTTCTACGGCATCAAGGACGGCGCCAACTCGGAAGTCGGCTGGGGCACGTATACGAGCTCGGGCACCACGCTGACGCGCAATGTCGTCAAATCGACCAACTCGAACACGGCGATCAGCTTGTCGGGATCGGCCGAGGTCTACATCACGCAGGTCGGCGCAGACGGCGGTGACATCCTGCCTGGCTTCGATCGTCCGATGCGAGGTTTCGACGGGCCGATCAACCTGCAGCTCAACGCGTCGGCCGCATCGAACATCCTGACGGTTGCGGTCAAGGGCAACAACGGCAGCGATCCGAGCAACAGCAATCCTGTTCTGATCGCGTTCCGTGATCCGACCGTGGCAAACGGCGGTCCGATCTGGCGTGCGGTGACGGCCGCCCTGTCGATCAACACCAACGCCACCGGGGCGTCGCTTGGCAGCGCGAACGGCGTTCCGTTCCGGCTTTGGGTTGTCGCGTTCGACAACGGCGGTACGGTCGTGCTCGCGCTATGGCAGAGCGTCACCGGCGGCGCGACGCCGACTGCGATTGCGGGCCTCAACGAGGCCGCGGTCGCGTCGTCCACTGCGATGAGCGGGTCGGCGACGGCCGCCGGCACGTTCTACACGCCGAACGGCACGACGGTCACAAGCAAATCATTCCGTATTCTCGGCTACGTAGACTATGGGTCGGGCCTCGCCACAGCCGGCACCTACGCGAGCGCGCCGACCACTATCCAGTTGTTTGGTCCTGGCATCAAAAAGCCGGGCGACACCGTGCAGGCGGCGCAAGGCACTGTTACCGCTTCGGGTACGGTTTCAAGTGCCTCGTTCGCTTCAATTACCGGAGGGCCCACCGCCTCGCTCGCTCCCACCAGCGCGCCCAATGTGGTCGTGGTGTCAGTCTACGGGAACATGTGTGGCAGCGGTGCAGGCACGAATTTCGGTGGCATCAGGCCGTTCAACAGCACGAGCTCAGTTGCGGTGGGGCTCGGCGTCGCGTTCCAGATCGGCGGGACCAACATCGGCGCGGCATGTTCTGCGAAGGGATGGGACCGCCCCGGCTCAACGGCGTCGCAAACTTACATCGTGCAGGGCTTTATCAATGCAGGAACACTCACGTTCCCGTTCGGCGGCGCGACGGGCACCGGCGCAGTGATCGAGGCCGTGGAAATCATGGTGTAACGCATGTTCGTCGGCGGCGACGCACTCGGGCGCCTTGCGGTCGGCCAGGAGGCAGACGCAGGCGCGACGACGACGGTTCTCACCGCGAGCGTAACGATCTTCACGCTCACGGGCGAGGCAGCAAACTTTCAGGTGCAAGAACCGGTCGCGCACGCTTCGTTCAGCCTGACCGGCGCGGTGGCCACTTTCCAGGCAGCCGCGCGCGTCACGGCCGGCTCATTTGCGTTCGCCGGCGAGGCCGTGGCATTCCAGGCTCAACTGAGCCCGGCATCCGGATCGTTCGCGCTGTCGGGCCAGGCGGCGCCGCTGCAGGTCGAAGTCCCGGCCACGGCCGCGGCGTTCGCCATTGCGGGCCAGGCGCTCGCCTTCCAGGGGCAGCTCTCGGCCACCTTCGGGGCGTTCGCGCTGTCCGGTGCGCTGGTCGCGTTCGATCCGTCCGAGCCGGTGTCCGCCGGGACATTCATCCTGACGGGTCAGCCCGTCGATCTCAGCTACGCCCTGCTCGGCGGCGGTTCCTCCATCTCGGGCGGCACGTTCTCGCGCCGACGCTGGCGCGAGCTGCTGGCCGAGGAGGAGCGGCGGCGCGCAACCGAAGAGCGGCGCATTCGCGACGAGCAGCTTCGCCGTTCGGGGGAGCGGCGTCGGCGCGAGGCCGCCTTTGCCGAAGCGCGCCGCCGCTCCCGGGAGCGGGCGCGTGCGCAATCCGATGCGGCGATCGCCGGGCTCATGGCGCAGCATGCCGCCGCGGCCGCGCGCGGCGTCGAGGATCTGAGGACGCTTGCGGCGCAGGCGAGCGCGCAGGCACATGCAGCCGAGCTTGCGCGTGCCAACCCGCCGATCGACGACGACGAGGAGGAGGAAGCGATCGCGCTTCTGCTGTTGGCTCATGCCCATCGATGACATCGCATTGAACAAGGCGATCGAGCGCGCCGCGCGCGCCGAGGCGCTGCAGCGCGACGAGCTGTTGATCGAGGCGCTCGAGGCGCTCGACCGCGACTACGTCACGGCCTGGCGGACAACGCATGCGCGCGACACCGACGGGCGCGAGCGGCTGTGGCAGGCCGTGCAGGTGGTCGCCAAGGTGCGCGATCACCTCGCCCACGTCATTGCCGGCGGCAGGCTGGCGCAACGAGAGCTGGACGAAATGACCGCGAAGGCGCAACGGGAGAAGGAACGGCGAGATGGCTGAGTGCAGGCCGGGCGACACCGCGCGTCGCGTGCTGTGGCGCGCCATCAGGATGGGTGCCCAGGGCTTCTACATGGCGCGGGTCGCCGAACGACGTGTCGGCGAGCGGCTGCGCGCCCGCGGGCTGTTCGAATTCCAGGACAGGCGCCGCTCGCGCCTGATCCAGTTTTTCACCGTGACCGAGGCTGGCCGGTCCGCGTTCGCGGCGGCAGGACAGGAGAAGCAGAATGGTTGACGAGACGACGGCGCCCGGCGCCGAGAGCACGATGCAGAGCGACATCGTCGAGCGCAGCGCCGGCGGCGACGGCCCGCTGAGCGCGCGCGAGGCGGCGCTGTCGCTGGTCGACACCCGCAACAAGGATGCGGCCAGGCAGCGGCGCGACGAGGAGCAGCATTCCGGCGAGGCGCGATCCGACGCGACCGCCGAACAGCAATCGGCCCCGGGTCAAGAGCCCGGGGCCGGCGCCACCCGGGAAACCGGTCCTGGTGGGACGCAGGCGAACGATCAGGCTGACCAACAGCCTCCCATCGATCCGCCGAGGTCATGGACGAAGGAGGACAAGGAGCTTTTTCGCCACCTCCCCCGCGAGACGCAAGAACGCCTTGCCGATCGCGAGCGGTCGCGCGAAGCCGATTTCCTCCGCCGTCAGAACGAGGCCTCCGAACGGCTGAAGGGCCTGTCGGCCCAGCAGCAGGAGGCCGACAAGGCACGTGCGCAATACGAGCAGGCCCTGCCGGCGCTGCTGATGGATCTGCAGAACCAGCATCAGGGCGATTTCGCCGATATCAAAGGCATCGGCGACATCGAGCGCCTCGCGCGCGAGGACTGGCCGCGCTACGTGCTGTGGGATGCGCAGCAGAAGAAGATCGCCGCCATCCAGCAGCAGGTCGTGGCCGCCCAGGTGCGCCAGACGCACGAGCAGGCGACGCGCTGGACCGCCTTCGCGCGGGACGAGGACGCCAAGTTTCTGGAAAAGGCGCCCGAGTTCTCCGACATGAAGGTGATGGCCGAGGCGACCCAGCGCGCGAGCGAGCTGCTCAAGGATCTGGGCTTCGCCGAAGCAGAGCTCGGGCCTCTGTGGAACGGGCAGGCGGCGATCAGCCTGCGCGATCACCGCATGCAGCTCCTGTTGCGCGACGGCGTGAAATACCGCGAGGCCCAGGCGAAAGCCAGGGCCGCGCTCGAGCGCCCCGTGCCGCACGTGCAACGACCCGGACCGGCGCCGGCCCGCGACGCGGACGCCGACGCGAAGGTCCGGAGCCTCGACGATCGTCTCACCACCTCCGGCACCCTGCGCGACGCGGCGGCGCTTCTCGTGGCGCAGCGTCAGGCGAGGGCGCGCCGGTAAGCACACGCACCGACGCCGTCATGGCCGGGCATAGCCGTTCGTAAGAACGGCGTCGCTTCGCGCGCCTATAGCCGTTCGTAAGAACGGCGTCGCTTCGCGCGCCTATAGCCGTTCGTAAGAACGGCGTCGCTTCGCGCGCCTATGTCCCGGCCATCCATGTCTTGGGCCAGCGGCAAAGACGTGGATGCCCGCATGCGCGGGCATGACGGTGTGGGTGTGGCAACCCAAAGGACCAACCACCATGGCACTTCCCACCAACACCTTCACCACCTACTCGGCCGCGGGCAACCGCGAGGACCTGTCGGACATGGTCTACCGTGTCGATCCGACCGACACGCCGTTCATGACCGGCATCGAGAAAGCCAAAGCCTCGGCCGTCAATCACGAATGGCAGACCCAGGCGCTCGCGGCTGCCTCCGGCAGCAACCAGCAGCTCGAAGGCGACGACGCGGTCGCCGACCCGACCACGCCGACGGTGCGGCTAGGACATCTGCGAGATCGCCCGCAAGGTGCCGCAGGTCTCCGGCACGCAGCAGGCGGTCGAGCACGCCGGCCGCGACAACGAGATGGCCTACCAGGAGATGATGAAAGGCCTCGAGCTCAAGCGCGACATGGAGATGAGCCTGGTCGGCACCAACAAGGCGAAGACGACCGGCGCCTCGAACGTCGCGCGCACCACCGCATCCGTGCTGTCGTGGATCAAGTCGAACACCGCCAAGGGCGCGGGCGGCGCCGATCCGTCGGCGGCCGACGGCACCGGCGCGCGGACCGACGGGACGCAGCGCGCCTTCACCGAGGCGCAGCTCAAGACGGTGCTGCAGTCGATCTGGTCGAACGGCGGCAAGCCGGACACGATCATGACCGGCGGCTTCAACAAGCAGGTGTTCTCGACCTTCACGGGCCGCGCCTCGCCGATCGAGGACACCAGGCGCAAGAAGATCACCGCCTCGGTCGACGCCTACGAGTCCGACTTCGGCACGCTCAAGGTCGTCGCCAACCGCTTCTCGCGGCCGCGCGACGTGCTGGTGCTGCAGATGGACCTGTGGGCGGTCGCCTATCTCAACGGCCGCAAGATGGTGTCGGTGCCGCTCGCCAAGACCGGCGACTCGGAGCGCAAGGAGATCCTCTCCGAGTTCGCGCTCGAGGCGCGCAACGAGAAGGCCTCCGGCGGCGTGTTCGACCTGACGACGGCGTAACGCCACGGGCGGGCGCTTGCGCTCCTGCCGCTTGCTCATGCCTCTCGTCCCCTCCCCCGCTTGCGGGGGAGGGTGGGGTGGGGGCGCCGCTTGCTCATGTGCGTGTGGCTTCCCCTTTCCGGCTCTGCCCCGCAAGAGCGGGGGAGAGGGCGCAAGAGCCGCAGATTCAAACGCCAATGCTCCACAGGGGCCGCATCACGCGGCCCTTTTTTCATTCCAACCCAGGATCAGCCCATGTCTCTCCCGGTTCCCCATCCGCTCAAGGAATATCACCTCAACGCCTACTCATCGTCGATCGGCACGAGCCCCAAGGCCGCCTACGCCCGCGTGCCGAAGAAAGGCCGCCTGATCGCCGCGACCTGCATCCAGGACAGCGCCGTCACGGGCACCACCGCGGTGGCGGTCGCGATCAACGGCACGGCGGTGCCGTCGCTCGCGCTCTCGGTCACCGGCGGCTCCGCCGGCACGCTGTTTCGCGCCGACGCGAGCTCGACCGATCCGGCCGACGTCAACGAGGACGACGTGATCTCGCTCACGCCGTCCGGCGCGACCGGCAGCGCGGCCGGTGCGTTCGGCCTGGTCATCCGCACCTGAGGCGCCGCGATGCCGTTCCAGATCAACAATCTCTCGGCCGGCTTCGCACGGCCGAACGACACGACCGCCTACGCGGCGGGCGACCTCGTCGCCAACTCCACCGCCGCCGGCTCCGTCATGCCGCTGCAGATCGACCTCGGCAACATCGCGGCGGTCGGCCACGGTATCACCCGCATCACCCGCGCCCGGCTCACCAAGTCCGGCACCTCGCCGACCAATGCCAGCTTCCGCATTCATCTCTACGAGGCGGCGCCGACGCCGCAGAACGGCGACAACGGCGCCTGGTCGACCGACCATGCGGCGAACTGGCTCGGCAACATCGACGTGACGTCGATGCTCGCCTTCACCGACGGCTGCACCGGCACCGGCTCGGCGACGGCCGGCTCGGAGATGTTCCTCCGGCTCGCGAGCGGCAGCATCTTCGCGCTGATCGAGGCGCGCGCCGCCTACACGCCGGCGGCCAACGAGACCTTCACGCTCACGCTGGAAGACGTCGGCCAATGGTGACCCGCCTTCACTCACTCCGTTCGCTACGGCGCGGCTTGTCGAGCCGTAGCTCCGATAGGAGCGTAGGCTGATGACGGGCGATCTCGTCGCCCGCATCCATCTCGACTCCGACGGCGACCACTTCACCCTCGAGCACGTGCAGGACGTCGCGCCGATCCTCGCGCGCAATGCGCGGCTTCGCGCCGCGCCGCAGAGGAGCGACTGGGGCCGGCACATCGCCAGCATTCCGAACGTCATCCTGGTGCGCTGGATGAACGAGGACGGCGTCAACCCGCTCGGCATGTCGAGCGAGGAGTGGGGCAAGTACATCCGGCGCAAGCTCGACGATCCCGACTGGCGGCATCTGCGGGTGGATCGATGAGACCTGCCCGGCTCGCTCCGCCTCATCCTGGGGAGCGCTCGCGAAGCGAGCGCGTCGCGAAGGATCGGCCGCGCATACAAGCGGCGCCACATCGGCCGACCTCATGGTTCGAGACGCGCGACTGCGTCGCGCTCCTCACCATGAGGCGGAGCTGCGCCGCGCAAGGTTGAAGCAATGACCATCCAGACCTATACCGACCTGCAGACGGCGATCGCCAACTGGATCGCGCGCGGCGATCTCGGCCCCAACATTCCCGACTTCATCGCGCTGTTCGAATCCGCCGCGAACCGGCGCCTGCGCCTGCGCCAGCAGGAGGCGACCGCGGCGCTCAGCGTCTCGTCCGGCGCCGCGACGCTGCCGGCCGACTACCTCGCTTGGCGCCGCGTCACCTGGACTGGCCAGTTTCCGCGCGAGCTCGAATACGTGCACCCGTCCTATCTGCACGCGCTCTATCCGACGCTGCCGGCAGGCGCCCCCCGCCTGTTCACCATCGAGGGCGGCAATCTTACCGTCGCGCCGAGCAACGACACGGCGCTGACCTTCGACTACTTCCAGAAGATCCCCGCGCTCTCGAACACCAACACCGCGAACTGGCTCCTCGCCGCCGCGCCCGACCTCTACCTGTTCGGCGCGCTCGCCGAGGCGCACGGCTTCGTCAAGGACACCGAGAGCCTGGCGCTGTGGAAGTCCCGCCGCGACGAGTTGTTCGAGGAGATCGAGCGGCTCGAAGTGAAGACGCGCGGGCAGGCTGGTATCCGGGTGATGGGGCCGACGCCCTAGCCGAGAGTTAACCCCGGGTTCCGAGAGTCTTAAAACCGACATACGGTCGCGCCACTGTTAACTCTATCTTAATGATTGTATTCGGCTTCCCCGTTTCTCCCTGGTATAACTTGCCTTTGGAATAGGATTTTCCCCGGTTTGACGGCGGGGATCCGCCGCAGGAGCCAAGCACATGAGCGTCAGCCCACCCTTGCAGCCTGGAGACATTCCGGAGATCGAGACCGACATCCGCGCGTATGTCCGGCGGGAGTCGTCGCGCCAGCAAATGGAGCCGCACTCCTCGCGCGAGCCGGCCGACACGGACAGCCATACCGTCGGGTCCAACGTCCCCGACCTCATCCAGCGCGTCGCCGGCAGCTCGATTGCCGAGATCGACCGCTTGATCGCCGAGCTCACGCGGATCCGCGACCATCTCCAGCGGGAGGGAAAGCGCGTGGAGACCCAGATCGCCGCATTCGCGCAGACCGGGAGTGCCGCGGCGAGCTCGATCAGGGAAATCAGCCAGACGCTCGGACGCTTCAAGCGCGCCGCGCGCCTCAATGCCGGAGAATGATTTTACCGAAGCTCCTCGACGAGGCGGCTTCGCACGCGCATTTGCCCGGGAACGGGCGAAAGGATTTGTAGGGGTGTGCCATGGCCATTCTGGGTCTCGGAAGAACTAATCGAACCGGGAGCGGCAGCCGCAAGTCGGCCGAGCCGACGCCGTCGGCCCGGGCGGCCGCGGCAGAGAGCGCCGACCCGCAGGCTCAGCAGATCCAGCTCGGCAACCGCACGCTGGGCGCCGTCGACCAGCTCACCGGGATGACGGCTGACGAGATCGAGGTGGTCGCGGACCGGCTCATCGACGGCGCGCGGGAGACCGAGGAGCTCCTGCGCGAGCTCGCGCATCGGGTGCGGGAATACGGCCTGGTCGCGAACGAGAGGCTCGCCAATTTCGTCAAGGCGGCAAACGGCTGCGCCGACCTTGCGCGGTCCATGCAGTCGAGGCTGGAGCAACGCGACCTGCGCGCGGCCGAGGAGATGCCCGCCGAGACGGAGGCGAGCGCGTCCGAACCGGCAACCGTGGCGGAAGATCACCACGATCGGGACGGTATCGAGGCCGAGATCGAGGGCGTCGCTCACGAGCGCGCTCCGCCCACGCAGCCCCGCGACTGATCCTCAACGCTGCTTCCACCCGGCGGCCTAAGCAATCGTCGCCGCGAATGGATGATGTGAAGCTGCCGGCGCGCGAGCGCGGGCAAATTGTTCGTGTCACGCCCGAATGGTAGTTTCGCTGCGGCCGCGGCCCAGGACGCCGCGCCGCGGAGCGCCCGAGCGCAGGTCCGCCCGCAAGCTTTGGAGCGAGAGGAATGACACGCGGGACATTGATCGTCGGCAGCCTCTGTCTCACCCTGTGCGGGCCGCTTTCCGCGACCGCCCAGGAGTGGCCCACCCGTCCGGTGACGGTGGTGGTTCCGCTTCCCGCCGGAACGTCGGTGGACAGCATCACGCGACTGGTCCTGCAGCAGGTGGGGCAGCAGCTCGGGCAGAGCTTCATCGTCGAGAACCGGCCGGGTGCAGGCGGCACGCTGGGCACGAACTTCGTCGCCAAGGCCACGCCCGACGGACATACGCTCCTCGCTTACGGCGCCGCCGCGTCCTCCGCCGCGATCTATGCCAAGTTGCCGTATGACACCCTTGCCGACATCACGCCGGTCGCGGCGCTCGGCGTGCAGCCGCTCGTTGTCGTCGCACCTGCGGGTCGATTCAAGGACATGGCGGATCTGATCGCCCGGGCAAAGGCGCGACCGGGCGCTCTCAACTTTTCCAGCCCGGGCATCGGCTCGGCCGCGCACTTCGGGGCCGCACGCCTCGGATTGAGCGCAGGCTTCGTCGCGCAGCACGTGCCCTTCCGGGGCGATTACATCGTCGACGTGGTCGCCGGCAGGATCGACTTCAGCGTCGCGCCGGTCGGGACGGTGATCGGCCTCGTCCGCGACAACAAGCTTGCGGCGCTGGCGGTCGGCGCCGCCAAGCGGTCGTTCGCGCTGCCGGAGGTGCCGACGCTGCTCGAAACCGGTCTCAAGGACGATGCCATCTATCCGTTCTACATTCCGGTGTTTGCGCCGGCGAAGACGCCGGCCGCGATCCTCGACAAGCTCCACGACCAGGTCGATGTCGCGTTGCCGCAGGTGCGCGAGCGCGCCGCCAGCATCGGCTTCGAGCCGATGCCGATGAGCCGCAGCGACCTGCAGGCGTTCTTTCGCAAGGATGTCGCGGAAACCGAAGCTCTCGTGAAGGCAGCCAGCATTCCGCTGCAGCAGTGACGCCATCGCGGCGCTCGAGGACGCCGCCACTCGCCAGAGGGGTAACCTGCCAACCCGCGTAGTGATTTGGATCAAGCGTCTCAACGCCGCTTGCGCGTTCCTTCTGTCTCGCGCGTTGCGCCCTGACCCGGACGTTGCAACTGGCGCGACGGAATGTATTCGACGTCGATGCTGATGCCGTCCCCGCTGAGAGGGTTCGCCGTGTAGACCGCGGAGATGGCCAGTTCGGCCCCGATGCTCACGATCGTCAGGACCCCGATGGTGATGCCGGTGTCTCCGCTCGGGGGCGCGCCCCACGCCAACTCCCCGATGCGGCAGCAATCGACCATCGTTGCCTCGAACGGGGGGATGGTGAGCGGAACGAGCGGGACCGGGGCGCGTCCAGCCGCGAGGGTCGGGTCACGCCCGACGACGGCACCCAGGTTGATGAACGGAAAGAACACCCTTTCAACCTGGGCGGTCGCAAGCGTGAGGTTCTGAATGTTGACCTCGGTCGCGTATACGCCCGGCCGGGCGCCGGCGGTACAACAGCAGTTGCCCTCGGTCTGTCTGCCGCACACGATCTTCACGCTGTAGACGAAGATCTCCGTTGGAGGCGCCACGGCGGCGAGCACCTCGAGAAGCGGATGCGTCAGCCGGTCATTCCCTGAGGGCGTTTGATTCGTCGGCATGCCGATCTCCCGAAAGGGTTTGTGGATACCGCTACTTTAACGTGCATGATGCGCCTGAAACTACGTCAGCCTGAGTGAACCGGTTCACGCGGGGACGATCACATTTCGCGACGGAACATCTGACAGGCAGACCAAATGCCCCTCATCCCCTTCGGCGAATACCGCCCCGACGTCACCGACTACGACCAGGCCTCGACCGGCGCGGTGCTCAACGCGCTGCCGCGCGGCGACGGCTACGGGCCGATGCCCGCGCTCTCCGCCTACAGCGCCGCGCTGCCCGGGCCCTGTCGCGGCTTCTTCAAGGCGATCAAGACCGACGGCTCGGTCGCGATCTTCGCCGCCACCGCGACCAGGCTCTGGCGGCTCGACAACACCAACCAGGCCTGGACCGACGTCAGCAAGGCGGGTGGGAGCTACTCGGCCGTGTCGTCGACCGATCAATGGCAGTTCGTGCAGTACATCAACTATGTGATCGCCGTGCAGGCAAACTCGGCCCCGCAGTTCTTCGACCTCACCGGCGCGACCGCCTTCGCCGATCTCGCCGGGTCGCCGCCGCAGGCGCGCTATGCGGCGGTGGTCGGCGCGTTCGTGGTGCTGTCCGGGCTCGTCAACAATCCGTACCGCGTGCAGTGGTCCGCGCTCGGCGATCCGACCGGCTGGACCGCTGGCGTCAACTCGTCGAGCTTCCAGGATCTGCCCGACGGCGGCGTCGTGCGCGGCGTCGCCGGCGGCGAGTTCGGCAACATCTTTCAGGACACCGCCATCCGCCGCCTGGTCTATGCGCCGGGCTCGCCGGTGATCTTCCAGATCGAGCGCATCTCCGACGATCGCGGCCTCTATGCGCCGTATTCGCTGATCCGCTCGGGCGACCAGATCTTCTTCCTCGGGCCGCAGGGCTTTCAGCAGATGGACCCGGCGGGCTATCCGGCGCCGATCGGCAAGGAGAAGGTCAACCGCACGTTCCTGGCCGATCTCGACACCGGCAACCTGCAGCTCGTCATCGGCGCCTCCGACCCGCGCAACAACCGCGTCTTCTGGGCCTACAAGTCGAACAACGGCGCGGCCGGCCTGTTCGACAAGCTCGTCTGCTACGATTATGTGCTGGCCCGTTTCGCGCCGCTCGCGGTCGGCGGCGAATACCTGGGCTCGCTGTCGCAGCCCGGCCTCACGCTGGAAAACCTCGACAGCATCTCGGGCTCGCTCGACGCGCTGATCCCCTCGCTCGACAGCTTTGCCACCTCGGTGACGCCCGAGATCGCCGCGTTCGACGGTTCGCACCGTCTCGGCTTCTTCCGCGGCGCCAGTCTCGAGGCGCAGGTCTCGACGCCCGCCCAGGCGCAGCCCGGCCGCCGCGTCTTCGTGCGCGGCTTCCGCCCGGTGACCGACGCCGGCGCCGTGTTCGGCGCGGTCGGCCGGCGCGAGCGGCTGACCGACGCCGAAACATTCACGCCGGAGAACGCCATGGATGCGACCGGCAGCATCCCGGCGCGCGCCTCGGCCCGCTACGCGCGCGCCAGGCTGCGCATTCCGGCCGGCACCGCCTGGAGTTTCGCGCTCGGGGTCGAGCCGGAGTTTTCGCTGGAGGGAATGCGATGACTGTCTCGGCTCCGTCATGCCCGCGAAGGCGGGCATCCACGTCTTTGCAACACAGCAAGGCGTGGATGGCCGGGCATAGGCGAAGCGAAGCGACGCCGTTCTTCGAACGGCTATGCCCGGCCATGACGGCGAACAGCGGAGCGTAGACGGATGAGCGCGCTCGTCCTCGCCCGCGACGAGAAAGACCCGCGCCGCGTCAACACCGCGATCAACGAGCTCGCCAAGGGCCGCTCCAACGCGGTCGGCACCGTGACGCTCGCGGTCAGCGCCGCCAGCACGATCGTGGCGGCGAAGAACTGCGGCGCCGGCAGCGTGGTGCTGCTCTCGCCGCTCACCGCGCATGCGGCGGCCGAGCTCGGCAACGGCACCATCTGGGTGAGCGCCGTCGCCAACGGCGCGTTCACGCTCGCGCACGCCAGCAACGCGCAGAACGACCGCACCTTCGGCTACGTCTGCCTCGGGTGACGGCGCGTCGTCATCGTCATGCCCGCGCATGCGGGCATCCACGTCTTTGCGCACCCTACGGACCTGCCATGAGCGGAGAGCTCGCTTGCGTCGATCCGGCGCAAGTCGAAAAGATCTGGCCGCACGTCGCGCATCTCATTCGCCGCGCGATGGAGCGGGGCGGCATGGGCCGCTTCGATGACGTCGAGCGCGATGTGCTCGGCGCGAACGCCTACCTGTGGCTCGCGATCGATGAGGGCGCGGTGCTCGCCGCCGCGGTGACGCAGGTCACGCAACAGCAGGACCATCGGCTGTGCATCATCGTGGCCTGCGGCGGCCGCGATTTTACACGCTGGGGGTACCTGATCGAGGGGCTCGAGGATTATGCGCGGGCGGAAAACTGTGCCCGCATCGAGATTGCCGGCCGGCCAGGCTGGCTCAGGCTTCTGCCGGACTACCGGCTGGCGAAGATCGTCATCCGCAAGGACCTCTGCGCGTAGCCCGGATCGACCCCCGCGAAAGCGGGGGGAAGTCCGGCAACGTCTCCCGGCATTTCGCGCCGTGCGATGCGGGCGACTGGCCAACGTCATCATACGAAAGGAGCTTTGACATGGGCGGAAAATCGGAAACCACGCAGCAGACCTCGCAGCAGTCGCAGCTGACACCCTGGGACCCGACCTCGGGCCGCATTCAGGGAATCCTGAGCGGCCTCGACCCGACCATCGCCAACCTGTCCGGCACGCCCGACGCGACGGCGGCCTACAGCCAGCTCGAGGCGAACGCGCTCAATCCGAACCCGCTCGGCTCGCTCGCCATGGGCGCGGGAGCGTCGCTGCTCGGCGGGGCTGCGAATTACGGCAAGGCGAGCGGAATCCTCGACGATGCCTACGGCCGCACCACGGCGGCGCTGTCGCCCTACGTGTCGGGGAATCCGTTTGATCCGACATCGAACCCGGCGCTGGGCCAGCAGCTCGCCACGGTCGATCAGAACGTCATGAACTCGGTCAATCCGATGTTCGCCGCCGCCGGCCGGCTCGGCTCGCCGGACAACTACCAGGCGGTCGCGCGCGGCATCGCGCAAGGCTCGGCGCCGATCCTGCAGAACGCGGCGAGCAACAATCTCAGCGCGATCAACATGCTCAACGGCGCGGCCGGCGGCACCGCGTCCGGGCTTCTCGGCGCCGACACCGCGAACGCCGGCGTCCTCGGCCAGGGCATCGGCAACGCCGCGACTGCCTACGGCGCGCAGAACCTCGGGCCGCAGGCGCTGCTCTCCGCCGCGCTCGGCCAGATGCAGCTGCCGGTCCAGAACGCGACTGCGCTCCTCGGCGCGCTCACCCCGCTCGCGGCGCAGTTCGGCACGCAGACGGGCAGCAGCACGAGCGACGGCACGAGCGAGCTCAGCCCTGCGCAGCAGGCGTGGGGTTGGATGAGCTCGCTCGCCAATCTGGTCAAGGCTTACAAGTGAAAGGAGATCGCGATGGGTTGGCTTGATGCACTTTTCAGCAACGATCGATTCGATCCGCAGGCCGACAGCGGCGCAGGCTCCGGCTGGCTCGGCCCCATTGCGGGCGGGCTGGTGGCGCCGCCGAATGTCTCGGCCCCGCCGCCGGCGGCGTCCACCAGCGCGATGGGGCGCCCGCCCGCTCAGCCGAACCCGCCCGTCTCGCCGATCGACCGCATGGACGGCGGCATCGGCGGATTGTTCGGACCGCCTCACCCGGGCGGCGCACCGGGAGGTCCAGGCCTGCTCGACCGTCTCACCGCCGGCGCGAGCAATCTCGCCTCCGGCGGCAATCCCATCGCCGGCCTCGTCAACGCCGTGAATGGGCTCGCCACCGGCCAGCGCACCGATCATGCCGGCATCGAGCTCGCGAAGCAGCATGCGACGATGAGCGCGCTGATGAATGCGGGCCTCGACCTCAATACCGCGCGCGCCGCAGCGATGAACCCGGATTATCTGAAGGCTCTCGTGGTGGCGCACTACGGAGCGCGGCCCAGGCGTGGGGCGGCCGCCGCGTCGCCGCGCGCGGGCGGCGAGAACGTGGCGCGAAAGGAGCCCGCCGCGACGAATGGCGTTGCCGCAAACGACGGACGGGCGGCTGTCCCGCCGGCCGATGCCTCCGGCCCGCGATCCTGAACCCGCACGCGCCACGCTTTTCGCCGATCCGACTGACGAGGACCATCATGGCATTCTGGAACTGGTCGAAGACGGCCGCGTCGAACGCGACGGCCGACAGCACGATCAACTGGGCCGAGGGGCAGAGTCCCTCGTCGGTGAACGATTCGGCGCGCGCCATGATGGCGCGCGCGGCGGAATGGCGCGACGCGGGCAATCAGGGGACGACCTGAAATCTTCAGGAAAAGTGGCCACCGGTTTTCCGTAGAAAATGCGACCAAACATCGAATCTAGACCGGATTTCGCGGGCGACGACAGTCAATCGACAACGTCACCGCGACAGTGGCGCGGCGTTCGGATCGAGTTGCCGGGCCGACCGGCGATGTGCGCCGCGCAGGAGCGCGCTGCCGAGCCTGATGCCCGGGCGCTCGATCAGCAGGTAGGTGACGGTTGCACCGACGGTGGTGAGCGCCAGAGTGCAGGCGAACAGAAGCAGGAACGAGGGAGCCTGGAGATAGTCACCCAGTCGCCAGACGATGACGAAGTGCCACAGGTACATGCTGTAGCTGATCGTGCCGAGCCACCGCATCGGCGCGGTGTCGAGCAGGGCGCCGGCGCCGCGCGACATCGCGTACAGCACGGCCGGCAGGCCGAACATGAATCCGAGCTCGTGCAGGGTCCAGGACGGGCTCACCGGGGCCAGCACCAGGCAGGCGAGCCCGACGCACAGGAGCGCCTGGCTCGCCCGCTGCGGCAAGGCGAACTTCTGCATCACCAGGTAGGTCGTCCAGCCGATGATGAACCACCGTGCGCTGGCGATCGGCGAAGTGCCGAGCCAGGTTTCGTTCGGATAGCCTACCCCGTCCGGGTTGACCGCGTTCCAGAACGTGAGGGTCCAACGGCTCGCCGCCATGGTCATGAAAATGGCCTGGGCGCACAGGAGCCAGGCGGCTGCGGCCCGGAGCGAGCGGATGCCCAGCGCCAGGATGGGAACCGAGAGGTAGAACATCATCTCGGAGGAGAGCGACCACGCGCCGGGGACCGCGCTGTCGATCGCCGAAGGCTGCCAGCCGTTGAGAAACGTCAGCGTCAGCGCGGCGTGCCACCACTTCGGATGGGTTCCGCCGATCGTCGCGTAGGCGATCGCGGCGATCGTGAGCGCCGGCAGCAGCCGAAACAGGCGGCGCACCAGGAAGCGCATGTAGCCGTCGGCGCGCGCATGCCAGGCCATGGCGATCGAGACCGCGCTCACGAGGAAAAACAGCTGGACGCCGCGGTTGCCGTGCTGCGCGTATTTCTCGGCGAGGGGCGCCGACAGCGGCGCCACCTGCTCGACGTGAACCACGATCACGCCGAGGATCGCGTAGCCGCGCAAGGCGTCGAGAAACGGCAGTCGCGGCGCGGCTGAGTTCATCGGTCCCCCATCCTCGGTGCGATCTAAGCATAAATGCCGCGGCGCATCGAGCCTCGTTTCCTCGCGTCGGGAGCCGTGTCGCCAACCGGCGGGGTTCGGTTTCTTCGCTTTCACGTTGAGCGAAATGAATTCCGCGAAAGGCTTGGCAAGCGACGCATCCGCGAACCCCGGAGTGAAGTGCGGTTCGTGCGGATATTCCTCGATCGCGTCGGATCCTGCATTCCGCAGGAGATGCGCCATCCAGCAGAAGTCGAAGCTTCACTCTCACTCGCGAGGACCATCATGGCATTCTGGAGCTGGTCGAAGACGGCCGCGTCGAACGCGACGGCCGACAGCACGATCAACTGGGCCGAGGGGCAGAGTCCCTCGTCGGTGAACGATTCGGCGCGCGCCATGATGGCGCGCGCCGCGGAATGGCGCGACGACGTCTCCGGCACGATCATCACCGGCGGTACCTCGACCGCCTATACGGTGACCTCGAACCAGGGTTTCGACACGCTCGCGCACCTCAACGGCGCGATGATCGCGTTCGTGCCGCACACGAGCTGCGGCGCCACTGTGGCGGTCAACGTGGACGGCCTCGGTGCCAGGCCGCTGCGCACGTCGCCCGGGGTCGAGTTGCAGTCGGGCATGCTGATCCAGGGCACGCCGTACATTGCGGTCTACAACAACAGCGACGCGGCGTTCTACCTCCGGGGCTTCATGCCGCTGCCGTATGTGATCCCGGTGGGAGCGATCCTGCCCTATGTCGGATCGAGCGCGCCGAACAGTAATTTCGCGCTTCCATCAGGGCAGGCGATCTCGCGCACGACCTATTCAGTGCTGTTCTCCCTGATCTCCACCACCTTCGGCGTCGGTGACGGCTCGACCACGTTCAACCTACCGGATTTGAGAGGGCGGGCGATCTTCGGACTGGACAACATGGGCGGGGCGGCGGCGAGCAGGATCACGGTGGCGGGCGGCAACTATGACGGCACGGTGTTGGGCGGGAACGGGGGTACGCAGAACAAGACGATCGCGCAAGCGAATCTGCCGAATGTTACCCTGACGACGAACATCGCCGACCCTGGACACTCGCATACTGTAAACGGCGGCATCGCCGGCTCCGGAATTTTCGGAACCACGGTTGCCGATTCAAACAGTCATCCGGTGACCACGCAGACCAGCACCACCGGAATCACCGCTAGCACGCCACTTGGCGGCAGTGGAACGGCGCTGCCCATCTTGCCGCCGTCGATGGTGTTGCCATTCATTCTGCGGGTGATCTGAGGTCGAACTGCAGGCCGCTCAATGAAGGCGGCTGAGGGTTCCAGTTCTTCCACCGATTGAGCCACGCGATGTGGGTCACATCGGCAGGAACATCGCCGAACACGTCATCGAACGGCGCGTCGGTGACCCACTCGCCGTTTCGAACAAACTTTCCGCGACCGTCCTGATGATTGACGGCGCCGCCACGCATTTCGAGCCACTGCGCGACGGGGATGATGTCCGGCTTGTTCTGCATACCTCCGACCCTAACACGAGTAAGACCTGCCATGGAACCCATCATTGGTGACCGAGACCTTCCCCCGCGCGCTCCGCCTGGTGGGATGAGCGAAAGCGAAGAGGTGCTCGCCTCGTATCAAATAGTCGCGCGATCGCTGAGTAAGGCAGCGCAGAATCGCGTCGCCCGTCCCGCGCCATGCGAATAGCCAATCATGCATTTCGAATACGACGAGCGGGGTGTCGTCTGCCCAGTCCGTGTTTGAGCGAAAGAGAGTCGTTTCGTGGCCCTCGATGTCCACTTTGACGATGAGTGGCTCGGAATCGGGAAAACGTGCGAACAGATCCGGGATTGTGACGGTTTCTATGCCCCCCGTCTCGTCCTCCTCCGTTTGGCAGGCCCAAGGTTGGTCTTGCGGGTTGCGGAGCGACACCCGTGTCACCTGATCGGAGATCGCCGCATGGACCGGCACGACGTTGGCGTAGCCGCCAACGTTGCGGCGAAGCATCGCGAAATTATCCGGCTCCGGTTCGATCGCATAGATCCTCGCACGTGGATACCTGAGTGCGAACCAGATGCTTGCGAGTCCGATGTTGGCGCCGCAATCGAGGATGACCGGCACTTTGCCGGCGCTGATGGCGTCGGCGTACGCACGTTCGACCATCGCGTGATGTGATGGCCATCCCGTGAAGTCGTATTCGCGGTGGACGAAGATTTCCTCCATGACCTCGAAATCGGAGGTCCCGTTCCGGAGCCAGATTGGTTCAGTGGTTTCCCGGATACGCAGCGGTTTGGGACTGCCCGGGCCGACGGTCGCAGACGCGAGCAAATAGCACGCCCGCGCGCCCGAGCGCGCGCCAAGGCGCCGCATCAGACGAGCGCCACGACGAAGAAACGGTTCACGCCTCATGATCACGCCAGCCAACGTAGCGAAAGGATACAGTCGATGGAAGCAGCCCTTTTGATGAGCCTCGGCGCCGCCGGCGTTCTCTCCCTGATCCTCCTGCGCCTCGCCGCCAGGCACGGCTGGGCCTGGATACAATCCCCGCTCGAGCAGCACGCCACGGACGCGGAGAGCGCCTTCAAGCACAAAGTCTCAGCCGCCGTGGGCGATATCGACGGCCGGATCAAGGACGTCGTCCATTCCGAGCTCGCCGGGATCGAGAGCGACATCGCAGCCCTCGAGGCCAAGGTCGGAGGGCTCGCCTGATGGTCGCCGAAACCTTCCCCCATGCGCTGCGCCTGGTGCTGGTCGACGAGGGCGGGCTCGACGACGATCCGCACGACCACGGCGGCCGCACCGCGCACGGCATCATCCAGCGCGAATACGACGGCTTTCGCATGCGCCATGGCCTGCCGAAACAGGACGTGTGGAAGATCACGCCGGCCGAATACACCGAGATCTACCACGACCGCTATTGGATGCCGTGGTGCGACCGCCTGCCGGCCGGCATGGACTATGCGTTCTTCGACGCCTGCGTGAATGCCGGCCCGGCGCAGGCCGCGCGCACGCTGCAGCGCGCGCTCGGGCTTCGCGCCGACGGCAACATGGGCGACGTCACGCTCGCCAGGGTCAAGGAGCTCGGCGAAGCCGACCCCGAGGGCGCCATCCATGCCTTCTGCGAGCGGCGCCGGGCGTTTTATCGCGCGCTCGCCCAGTTCCCGCGCTACGGCCGCGGCTGGCTCGCGCGGGTCGATCATGTCGAGAAGGCCGCCAAGGCGATGGCGCGCGCCGGCGTCGAGGCGACCACGCGCGGCGGCCTGTCGGACGATCTCAAGTCCGCGGCGAGCGCGCGCGCCAAGGCCGAGGACACCGCCCGGCCGCCGCTCTCGACCGAGGCGGGCGCCGCCACCACCACCGGCACCGTGATCGGCGCCGGTGTGACCGATCAGCTCGGCCAAAGTCTGGAGGGAGCGGCGAGCCAGCTCGGCCCGTTCGCCGACACCATCCACATCGTCAAGTACCTGCTGCTCGGCATCGCCGTCATCAGCGTGGTGCTGACGCTCTACGCGGCCTGGCGCGGCGCCAGGACCAGGGAGGCCGCGGCATGATCCGCCTTCGCCTCATTTGCATTCGGCTCCGGCGCGACTTGTCGCGTCGCAGCTCCGATAGGAGCGTAGACGGATGATCTGCCTTCGCTCACTCCGTTCGCTTCCACCTTCGCGAAGGTGGCGGCGGACAAGCCGGCGCGACTTGTCGCGTCGTAGCTCCGATAGGAGCGTAGACGGATGATCCATCTCGTCCTCTCCGCGCTGTGGGCGTCGGCCTTCGCCCAGTTCGGCCTCGCCGGAATCGTGCTGATCGGTGCGGTCGCGGTCTTCCTCTGGCTGCCGCTCCCCGGCGCCCGCCACATCGCGGCCGCGGTCGCGACCGTGTGCGTCATCTTCCTCTTCCTCGCCCCCAAGCTCTACATCGAGGGAATCCGCCATGAGAAGGCGAGGTGGGACGCCGCCGAGGCCACCGCCGAGAAGCGCGCCGCGCAGGCGCGTGCCGACGCCGAGCGGGAGATCGCCGAGGTTCCGACCGCTCCCGCGCCTGCTTCCGGCCCCCGGCCGGAGGCCGCCGAGGGCGCCGGAGGCCGCGGGCTTGCCCGCATCCTCCATCCTCGCCGGATGCGCAACGACCGGTACGACCGCGACAACCGATGAGGCGCGGTGCGCCGCCCGGTGCACGACATTGCGATGGCTATCGAAGCCGAATAGCATGTTGGACACGGCCGCACTCGCATCCGGCGCCCGTCTGGAACGTTCGCGGGGGTCTTGGGGTGTGGAGCGGGGCATCGGACCGCATGCTAGCCGACGTCATCTATCAGCGTAATGAGGTCCTGTCGCCGACCGGCGAGATTCTCCCGCTTCACGCCTGCATCTCTCCCGCGGAGGGGGCGTTTCTCCGCAACCTGATCCGAGGCGATGCCTCGATCGCCCGAACACTCGAGACCGGCTGCGCCTACGGACTCGCTTCGCTGCAGATCTGCGCGGCGCTGCGCGATCGTCCGAATGCCTGGCACGTCATCATCGATCCGCTCCAGTCGACCGAGTGGCGCTCGACGGGCGTCGCCAATCTGAAACGAGAGGGCCTCACGCGATTCGAGCTTTTCGAGGAGGGGTCCGAATTCGTGCTTCCTCGACTGGCCGCGGAGCAGAGCGGCACGTTCGATCTCGTCTTCCTCGACGGGTTCCACACGTTCGATCATGTGCTCCTCGACTGCTTCTATGCGACGCGGCTTTTGCGGGTCGGGGGGTATCTCGTGCTCGATGACACGGACATGCAGGCCATCGCCCGCGTGCTCGACTACATTCAGAATTATCCGTGTTATCGGCGATGGGGCGGTATCCCATACGTCTCAAAGCCAAACTTCCTGACAAACGTGAAGATCGCAAAGGCACTCGGCCGTATTTTCCCGAGGCTCGCTTATCTTCTGGCCCGCTATGGGAGCGATTCATATCGGGAAAAGTGGTCGATGGTCGCGCTGAAGAAGCAGGCCGAGGACGATCGGCCCTGGAGCTGGTATCACCGTTTTTGACGCCTCGACCCGCACGTGCGCGAGCATTCTCGGCATGACCGCCGCACCTGTGCGCCCCTGAAGACTGCTGCTGACAAGTCCCCGACGTTGTAGCTCCGGCCGCGAGGCGTCCGAGCACCGTCGATCGGGCAACCGCGCGCACTACAGCGTGGTCCCGAAAAGTGGATACCGGTTTCGGAAAAGATCATGCTCAAACAATGAGCTGAAGCGTGACGACGATTCGAAGAAAAGTCATCACGCTTTGGCCTGCTCGGCTTCGCCGCGAAAAGCTGATCTGTCGCGCGCCTTCCTCTGATTGATGTTGCTGGCGCCCGCCCCGGAGCGGTCGGGGCCCTGTGTGTCTGATCTTCCTCATCACTGCACGCAAACGCGATTTATGAGGAGTTCGCCCATGCGACAGCCAAGTGGGCGGCCGCCGACGCGGCTGCCGTCGAACGCGCCGCCCGAGCGCCGGCGCAGGCCGGGCGCGAGATCGCGCCCGTTGCGCCCGGTCCCGCGTCTCCATCTGCGCCCGATCACCCGGAGGCGGATGAGAGTGGCCATGCTCGCGCTCCTGCTCGCATCCTCCACCCTCGCCGGATGCGCAACGACCGGTACGACCGCCACAACCGCCGGGGCGCAGTGCGCCGCCTGGCGGGCGATCACCTATTCGTCGAAGCACGACACGGCCGAGACCGTGCGCCAGGTGCGCGTGCACAACCGCACCGGCGAGAAGATCGGGTGCTGGCAATGAGCGATTCCGTCTCCATCGATACCGCGTTCAAGCTGATCGAGATCGTGAGCATGCTCGGCGGCGGCGGGCTCGTCGCCTTCCGCCTCGGCAAGAACAGCCAGGTGGTGCGCGAGGCGATGCGCCAGCAGGCGGCGGAGATCGCCATGCTCAAGGACGAGATCAAGGAGCTGTCGAAGCTCGTGACCGAGGTCGCGGTGCAGTCGAAGCGGCTCGACATCCTCGAGCAGCGCTACGAGGAGCTGCGCCACGGCGAGGGGTTCGTCTTTCCGCTCGCCGCGAACCTGCAGCCAAGCCCGCGGGCCGCCAAGTGAGGCGCAGCGTGATCGACGATCCCGCGCTGAATGCCTGCCTGATCTACGGGGCGGCAGGCCTCGTCCTTCTCTTCGTCTGGGCGGCCATCTGCGCCGCCTTTTGAACCTTCCACAACCCGACGGGTGATCCATGCGACGCATGCTCTGCGCGGCCACGGCCGCGCTTGCTCTCCTATTGGCTTCCGTGTCGGCCGAGGCGCGGGTGCACGTCTACGCCCGCACGAAATGTGTGGGGCTCTATTGCCGGATCGTGACCGAGCCCGAGCCCCGGCCGCAGCCGCTGCCGGCGACCTGGCGCAACGGCTGGGCGCCGCGGCGCGCCCCGCAACGCGGCAGCCGGCGGCGCCGCTCGCCCGAGCTCATGCGCCGGGCGGCGGCCATCGCGCGCAAGCAGCCGTGGTGCGATCCGAAGCGCGTCGCCGAGTGCTACGGCTGCGCCTGCATCAGGGATGCGCGGCGCACGCTGCGCAGAGCCGTGCGATGAGTCCGGCGGGCCAGTCGCGGTCAGTCGACGTATAGCTGATGATGCCGGCCACGCTGGCTCCCGCTTGCCTGCGTAGCGTTCCCGCCGACCGGGCACGTCAGTCCTTCTTGCTCAGGATCGCGACGAGCGAATCGGCCTCGCCCTGCCAATGGACGTCCGCGATGCGCCAGCCGGCCGGCGTCTTGGCGAGGTCGAGTGTCACGACGCTCTCCATCTTCTCGCCCGGCGGCGTGAAGCGGGCGGTGCCGGTCGCGCGGTCGGGCGCGGCGCCGGCCGCCACCTTGATCTCGATCCTGGTCGGCGACCAGTCCTGGCCGCCGATGAACGGATCGAAGTCGAGCTTGCCGACCTCGTTGCGCTTTTTCGATATGGCGACGTCGCGGCCGATCAGCTGCGCCACGGACGATACGAACCAGCGCGCCGCCTTCTGCTGCGAGCCGATGTCGATCGCCTTGTCGGACGTCTGATAGGTCGCGTAGACGCTCTGCAGGAAGGCCTGGGCGGCCGCATCCTGCGCGCAGCTCGCCGTCCCGAGCAGGGCTGCGATGCCGGCGGCCAGCGCCCCGAGGAGAGGAAGGACTCGCATTGTTCGCAT